CGACCCCCGGTCGGCCGCGCCCCTGGTGGTCGTGCCGCTGCACGGCTTCCTGATGCGCCGCGCCACCGGGCTGGCGGCCATCTTCGGCGCGCGCGGGCTGGTCGACTTCCAGGCCACGCTCGGCGCCATCGCCCAGGCGCCCGGCGTCAAGCAGGTCGTCCTCGACATCGACTCCGGCGGCGGCAGCGTCTACGGCGTGCATGAGACGTGGGCGGCGGTCCGGGCGCTGTCGGCCATCAAGCCGGTGACGGCGGTGATCAGCGGGCTGGCGGCGAGCGGCGGCTACTGGATCGCCAGCGCCGCCTCGCGCATCCTGCTCACCCCGAGCGGCGAAGCCGGCAGCATCGGCGTGTTCGGCGTCCATGCCGACATGTCGGCGTTCTGGGCCGACAAGGGCGTCCAGCACACCGTGGTGTCGGCCGGCCGGTTCAAGACCGAAGCCACCGACCTCGCGCCGCTGTCCAAGGACGCGCAGGCGGCGATGCAGCGGCGCGTCGACGCGCACTATGCGAGCTTCGTGGCCGACGTCGCGGCCGGGCGCGGGGTGTCTACGGACGCCGTGCGCCAGGGCTACGGCGAAGGCCGCGTGCTGGCTGCCGAGGACGCGAAGGCCGCCGGCCTCGTGGACGGCATCCAGAGCCTCGACACCACGCTGGCGATCCTCAGCGACCAGCTCACCGATCAGGCCCGACGCAGCGAACTCCAGCGGCTGCGGTCTGTCTAAGACCGTCCCCGCCGACCCCCGAACGACCAGGAGCAGACCATGACGGCCATCGTCAACAGCCGCGACGTCGGCGAGATGCACAAGGACCTGAACGCCGCGGTTGATGCCGCGCAGGCCGCGATGCAGACCGCCGACACCGAGAAGCGCGAACTCACCGCCGAGGAACGCACGAAGATCGACGGCTACCTCGCCACCGCCCGGGAGCAGCGCGACAAGATCGCCGCCGCCTCATCGGCCACCGACGTGCGCGCCGAACTCGCCGCGATGATCGAAGCGCGCGCAACGCTGGTGAGCCCCGGCCAGTCGACCGCGCTCACCCGGAGCGTCAAGAGCCTGGGCCAGCAGTTCGCGGAGTCGGCCGCGATGGACTTCATCAAGGCCGGCCACATGAAGGGCTCGGCCTGGGCGACGCCGCCCGTCGAACTGCTGGCGGCCACGCTCACCGAGGACGTGGCCAGCGGCGGCAAGCTGCTCGTGCCGCAGCTGCTGCCCGGCATCCTGCAGCCCGGCTATCAGGTGCCGAAGGTCGTCGACCTGTTCGCGCAGGGCACGACCGACGCCGTGACCATCACCTACATGGTGGAGAAGTCGTCCACCAACGCGGCCGATGCGGTCGCCGAGGGCGGCGTCAAGCCCGAGTCGGCCCTGACGTTCGATGCGCTCACCGAGACGGTCCGCAAGATCGCCACGTGGCTGCCGGTGTCGGAGGAAATGCTGGCGGACGTCTCGCAGATCCGCGCCTACATCGACGCGCGTCTGCGGCTGTTCGTCGACCTCAAGGTCGAGGACGAGGTGATCAACGGCAGCGGCGTCGCGCCGCACCTGCACGGCATCCTGACCCGGCCCGGGCTGTCGCCGGCCCTGGCGCTGGGCGCGGGCGAGAACACCGCCGACGTCGTGTTCCGGCAGGCCATGACGATCATGACCACGCAGTTCCTGATGCCCGACGCGGTCGTGCTGAACCCCGCCGACTGGGCGGGCGTGGTCACGCTCAAGGACCAGAACGGCGTGTACTACGGGCCCGGGATGTTCAGCGACCTGCCGTCGCCCTCGCTGTGGGGGCTCAAGGTCGTGCCGACGACCGGCATGGTGCAGGGCACCGGGCTGGTCGGCGCGTTCAAGGTCGGCGGCCAGTACTGGCGCCGGCAGGGCATCGTCGTCCAGGCGTCGAACAGCCACGCGGACTTCTTCATCAAGAACCTCGTGGCGATCCGCGCCGAGACGCGCGGGATGCTGGCCGTCTACCGGCCGGCGGCGTTCGGCACGGTGACCGGCCTGACGAGCGGGCTGGCGACCCCGACCGGCGCGGGCGCGCTGGAAGGCGGCAACGGCGGCACGCGGCGGCTGCCCGGCGGCAGCGGCGACGAGGCGGCGCGCGGCCGCAGCGAGCGCGAGAAGGCCGGGAACGGACGCTGATCGATGGCGACGGCGTTCCTGCTCGAAGCCCCCACGACGCCCTGGTGGACAGCGGCGGAGGCCAAGCAATACCTCCAGTTCGCCTACGACACCCAGGACGCCGTGATCGAGGGGCAGATCCGGGCGGCCGAAGATCTGGTCGAAGCCTACCTGGAGCGCGGCCTGCGCACCCAGACGTGGCGGCACGAAGCCTACGTGGGCGTCGGGTCGGCAGCGGGCTACGGGACCCGGTCCTCGGAGTCGCACGCGGATTACTTCGTGCGGAACCTCGTCGCCTACGACTCGGGCTATGGCTCCAGCAGCGGCGCGGCCGGCATCGACCTGCGCCGCGCCGCGCCGCTGCAGAGCATTCGGACGTTCACGATCAACGGCGTCGCGTTCCCGAGCTACCGCATCGAGCGCAGCGAACCGGCGCGGCTGATCCTGACCGACTGGCCGCCCGAGGGCGAGCTGGTCATCGAGTACGTGATCGGCTACAGCGACGACACCAGCAAGGTGCCGGCGGCGCTGGTCGAAGCGATGCGGAAGCTGATGGCGACCTACTTCCTGCACCGCGAAGAAGACCCGGTGGTCAGCTTCCGGGTCGAGTCGCGCGTCGACATGCTGCCGGTCAACGTGCAGCAGCTGCTCGAACCGTATCGGGTCGCCATCCTGGCGTGAGCGATGCCGATCACCTACGGCGCGGGCGGACTGGTCGGCGGCGGGCTCAAGGCCGGCCAGCTGATTCACCGCATGACGGTGATCGGGTCAACCACCGTCGACCTGCCGAACGGCGGCCAGTCGGAAGTGGAGGGGGTCATCGAACGCGACGTCCCGTGCACGCTGCAGCCGCTCGACGCCACCGAGAAGGTGCGCCTGGGCACGCAGTACGCCGAGGCGACCCACCAGATTCGTCTGCACTACACGCCGACCATCAAGGTCGAGCACCGGGTGCAGATCAACGACCCGTATCAGGACCGCGTGCGGACGTTCGACCTGCTGCAGGTGATGAACGTGAACGAGCGCGGCCGCGAGTTGAACCTGCTCACCGTGGAGCGCGTGACGTGATCGAGGTCCGCATCTCCCTGCGCGGCGGCGCCGATCTGGCCCGGAAGTTCCGGGTCACGCCGTACCTCCTGCGCAAGCTGAACGAGCAGGCCGCCGCGAAGGGCGCCAAGGCCATCGTGACCCGGGCGAAGCGCCTCGCGCCGAAGCGCACGCACGCGCTGGAGAAGGCCATCGAAGCCACCAAGGTGACGGGGCTGGTCTACATCATCGGCGTCCGCCAGGGCGATGGCTCGCGCACCGACCCCGCGCAGTACGCGCACTTCGTGGAGTACGGGACCGTGCACGCCGAGGCGCAGCCGTTCATCCGGCCGGCGGCGGAACTGGAGCGCGCCTATCTGCCGACGCGGATGCGGCAGGTGAAGCAGCAGCTGGAAGCGGCGGTGCGGGCGGCATGACGACCCGGACCACGACGACGTCGGTGCCCTGGCCCACGACCGTGCTGCCGCCGGCCGTCTCGGTGCTGTCGGTCCTGGAGCTGCTGGAGGTGCAGATCATCGGGTGGATCAAGGACGACCCGCAGCTGACCGCCCTGATTGCCGGCCGGGTCTACACCAACGTGCCGGCCAACACGCCGTTCCCCCTGGTGCGCATCGAGGGCGCGATGGCGCGGCCCTTCGACCGGATGCGCGGGTTCGGCTACGAGGTCACGCTGCAGGTGCGCTCGTCCAGTCAGCTCAAGGGCGACTACGAGTGCCATCGCATCAGCGACCGCATTCGGATGGTGGTCGACAGCCATCAAGTGCCGCTGCCGCCGTACCGGCAGGCGATCTGGCGCTTCGACCCCGGCGGCGCGGTGTTCACGGACGACCTCGCGGGCGTCGTCACATTCCATCGCCCGGACATCTACCGCGTGACGGTGACGGTATGAACCTGCGGCTGCAGATCCTGGCGGCGCGGCAGCAGCTGGAGGCGGTGCGGATGCAGGCCGACGTGGTCGCCGCCTGCCTCGATGGGCTGCTGGCGGCGGTCCCGGCCGAGTGCGCGCACCCGGTCGACAGCCGCGTCGACGCCAGCACGCTCACGCGGCAGCGGTTTTGGTGCCGAGGCTGCAATCAGTTCGTTGACGGCGCACTCGATGCCGAGGTGCCGGCTTCCCCGAGTGGGCTGCGCTCCTGAGCGTCGACCCCACCTGTTCCCACACGCGACGAGGTCACGAACATGGCGATCAAGACGGGCAACCCCGTTGCCGGCATCCACACCTACTTCGGGCTGTCGACGTCGGCCGGGCCGACGCCGCCGGCAGTCATCGACGACATCAGCGATTTCCTCGACTCGGTCGAGCCGTCGAGCGATGCCGACGAACTCGATGCGACCACCTTCCGCCGGCCGAACAAGACGATCATCCCGGGCTTCTCGACCCGCAGCATCTCGCTCGGCGGCAAGTGGTCGCCGGAGTCGGAGCTGTTCTTCGCGCCCCTGGAAGGCATGACGAACCTGCTCTACGAGTACGGCCCGGCGGGCCTGGACGAAGGGATGCCGCTCATCTCCGGGACGTGCTCGGTGCTCAGCTACTCGGGCCCGCAGGCGTCGGTCGACGGCATCACCACGTTCACGGTGGAGCTGCGGCTCGACAGCAAGACCAGCGGCGTGTTCCCCGTCGTGCCGCTGTCGGGGCGCGAAGGCGAAGAAGCGACCCGGGCCTACGGCGGGCAGCAGCGGCCGGGCGGCGCGCCCAGGCCGGCGCCCCGAGCGGAAGCGGCCGCCTGAACGCGGCCGCGCCGAGGCGCGACGTTGGCGTAGGAGCGACGACCGCCTGGGGGGCCGGGGTAGCGACCCGACCGGCCGCCCGCGTCGCGTAGACGCCAACGTCGCGCCTGTTCTGCCCCCGCGCCGGCTGACACACCGGCGCGCGGGGCGCGTTTCGTTCATCCGCGCGATTCCCGGAGGCAGCAGGCCCGCATGGCTCCAACCACCATTCACCTCGGCAACAAGCACCGGCCGCTCGTGTTCACCCTGGCGGCCATCGACGAACTGGAAGATCAGACCAACGGCAAGGGGCTCGCGGAGCTGTTCAACAAGGAGAACCTCCAGCGCCTCAGCGTCAAGGAGCTGATCACCGCGCTCTGGATCGGCGTGAAGCACGGCGGCGAGGGCAACCTGTCCCGCGACCGCGTCCGCACGATGCTCGACCGCGACCTGGAAGCGGGGCACATGTCCCTGCGCGACGTGATCGAGGCGGTCTACGGCGCCGTGCAGAAGTCGACGGCGTTCGCCGGGCTGATCCACGAAGAGGACCTCGCGGAGATCAACGGCAGCCCGAGCGAGAACGGAGATGGTCCGCCGCGCCCTACCCGTTCCGGCGCTGGCGAGCTGTCGTCGATCCCCGAGTCTACGAGCTGACCACGCTGACGCCGCGCGAGCTGGACCGCTGCACCCCGGTCGAGGTGCACCAGCTCCTGGACGCCGCAGAGCGGCGGGAGGAAGGCGAGTGGCGCAAGTTGGCCCAGCTCGCCGTGTGGATCATGCAGCCCTGGGTGAAGAAGAAGATCACCGTCGACAAGCTGATCAAGCTGCCGAAGCGGCCCGTGCGGCGCCTGGAGGGGTGACGGTCGATGGCCATCGTCTCTGTCCTCGGCGTCAAGGTCGAGATCGACCAGTCCCAGGCCGACGCGGTCTTCGACCGCCTGTCGGAGAAGGTCACCAAGATCGGGGACACGTTCAGCAAGCTCGGGCCCCAGATGAAGTCGGTGGGGGCCGGGCTCACCGCGAACGTCACCGCGCCGATCCTGGCCCTGGGCACGGCCGTGGTCGGCCTCTCATCGCAGTTCGAGCGCGCGATGAACCGCGTCGCGGCGGTCACGCAGTCGACGGGTGACGAGTTTCAGCTCCTCGAGCAGACCGCCCTCAACATGGGGCTGACCACGGTCTACAGTGCGACCCAGGCCGCCGGCGCGCTGGAGGAACTGGCCAAGGCCGGTCTCGACGCCCCCAGCGCCATCGCCGCCCTGCCGGCGGTCCTCGACCTCGCCACCATCAGCGGGAAGTCGCTGGCGGAAACCGCCACGCAGCTGACCGACACCCTGGTGCAGTTCGGGCTGCCGGCGACCCAGGCGACCCGCGTGGCCGATGCGCTGACGCGCGCGGCCAACGCCTCGACCATCGACGTGCACGACCTCGGCGTGAGCTTCCGCTACGCGGCCATCTACGCCTCGGCGTTCGGGATGAACATCGAGGACACGGCGGCGGCGGTCGCGCTGTTCGGCAAGGTCGGCGTGAAGGCGGACATGGCCGGCACCGCGCTGCGCAACGTCCTGGAGCGCCTCGCCAACCCCAGCGCCCACAAGGCCGTGCGGGACGTGATGGGCGAGCTGGGCATCAGCACCTTCCGCGCCGCCGATGGCTCGATCAGCCTCGCCAACGCGCTGAAGGAGATTCTCAAGGCGCAGGACCCGGTCCTCACCGCGATGCGGCTGTTCGGCGTGCGCGCCGGCCCGGTCATGGTGAAGCTCGTGCAGGACGCTCAGAAGGGCGGGCAGGCGTGGAAGGACATGGAGGCCAAGCTGGGCGACATGTCGGTGACCGCCAAGAGCGTGGCCGACAAGATGAACGAGGGGCTGATCGGCACGCTGATCCGCCTGCGCAACATCGCCCAGACCACCGGCATCGAGATCGGGAAGGAGTTCCAGCCGACGTTCGAGAAGATCGTGGCCGGTGCGACCAAGCTGGCGACCTTCATCCACGACACGCTGGTGCCGGCGCTCCACGACATGCCGCAGGGGCTGAAGGACTTCATCTTCTACGCGGCGGCCTTCGTCGCCGCCGTCGGGCCGATGCTCTACATCGCCGGGTCGTTCATCACCACCATCGGGGGCGCCGTCAAGCTGCTGACGGAGGTCACCGGCGGGATGCGGCTGATGGTCGGCGTGACGGGGCTGCTCGGCGACGCCTGGGGCGTGCTGGGCAGCGTCCTCGCCGTCGCGCTGGAACCGTGGTTCTGGATTCCGGCGCTCATCGCGGCCGCCGTCGGCGCGGTGCGCTACTTCACCGGCTCCTGGGAAGCCACGGTCACGCTGCTCAGCGGCGGGCTCGTCACCTTCGAGGACGTGGTCACCGTCTGGGAGCTGCTGAAGATGGGCGCCTCGGCGCTCTGGGAGGGGATGAAGATCCTCGGGCAGGTCATCTGGGACTGGGTCATCGTCCCGATGGGCAAGCTGGTGGTCGCCGCCTACGAGCTGGAGCAGGCGTTCCGCACCCAGGTGATCGAGACGGCGATTGGCGTCTGGAACGCCCTCGGGCAGGCGATCAGCGATGTCGCCACCAGCGCCATCGGCAAGATGGTCATCGCGTGGGTGGAGTTCCTCGCCACCGTCGCCGGCTGGAGCATCGTGTTCGCGGCCGTCACGGTCTACACGCTGCTGCGCGCCACCATCGAGGCGGCGATCACCGTGGTGGGCTGGCTGGCGAACGCCTTCTACGAAAACATCAAGACCCTGGGCGGCGTCATCAAGATGGTCTGGGACTTCATCGGCATCCTGGGCCACGAGATGTACGCGGTCATCTCGACCATCGTCAACGCGATGGTGGGCACGTCGGGCGTCGTGCCCGCGACCCAGTCCTGGGGCGAGTGGACGCTGTGGCTGGCCGAGCAGCTCGTCTCCGGCCTGCTCTACGCCATCGAGAAGGTCACGACCGGCCTCAGTGGCCTGTTGAGCGCCTTCGTGCGGTCGGCGGACGTGTTCGGGCTGATCCCGGGCTTCGAGAAGTTCGGCAAGGCCGCGCTCCAGGCAGCGGCCGACGCCGCGAAGTTCGCCAAGGACACGGTCGCGGCCGCGCGCGAGGCCGCCGCCAAGTCCATCGCTGCGGCGAAGGAGGCGGCCGAGAAGATCAAGAAGATCCTGGCCGCGCCGGTCGTGCCGAAGGCCCCGCCGTCCCCCTACGACCCGCACGCGGGCGGCGGCGGCCCCACCAAGGAGGAGCTGAAGGACCTCAAGAAGATGCAGGAGCTGCTCGACGAGCTGACGGGCGCGGCCGCCATCGCCAAGGCGCAGAAGTACCTGCAGGTCCTGGCGCTGATGCCGCCCGGCTGGAAGCTCACCGAGAAGGCCATGAAGGACGTCCACGGCGTGTTCGAGGAGGCGATGGACGCCATGAAGTCGCGCGGCGAGGAGGTGCCGGCCGACTTCCTGAACGCGTGGCTCGACAGCTTCGAGAAGGTCGAGTTCTCGCTGCAGAAGTTCCAGGACATGTTTCAGAAGAAGCTGAAGCTGCCGATCCCGCCCTGGACCTTCAACTACATCCCCGCCGCCATCGAGACGGCCCTCAACGGCATCCACTGGGAGAACTGGAACTTCGGCCCGGAGCTGGAGAAGTACCTGCGCGACAGGAAGCTGGCCGACCGCCTGGGCAAAGCGATGGACGCGCTGTTCATCGGCTTGTCGGACTGGGGCGCGGCGCTGATGAGCGGGCAGACCAAGTTCGAGGACGCCTGGAAGGAGATGTGGAAAACCCTGCAGGGCTTCGCCAACAGCATCTTCCAGGGAATGCTCGACGACATGATGGGCAGCTTCAAGCGGTGGCTGCAGGAGGCCATCGAGAAGGGCAGCAAGACGGCCGGGTCCATCGCCGGCGCCATCGCGGGCGCGGCCGCCGGCTACACGGTCGGCCGGGCCGCCGGCAAGGCCCCGGGCATCGCGGCGGGCGCGGGCGCGGGCGCGCTGATGGGCTACCAGTACGGCGGCTACTACGGCGCAGCGGTGGGCGCCGCCGTGGGGGCGTTCGCCGGCTGGTGGGGCGGCAAGCAGAAAGAGAAGGAACAGCGGAAGGCGATGTCGGACGCCCGCGTGGAGCTGATCAAGATCTACGGGACGATGGAGCACCTCCGCGAGGAGGCGACCCGCCTGGGCGTGGACATCGACCGCGCCTTCGCCACCGACGACCTCGACGTGTTCGCCAAGACCACCGAGCACCTCCAGATGGCCGTCGCCGCCGAGGAGAAGAAGGTCAAGGAGCTGGGCGATGCGCTCAGCGACACCGCGAGCAAGGGCGCGCTGATGTCGAAGTCGCTCTTCGAAGCGCTGAAGGCATCGCCGCCCGGCGGCAAGGAGGCCATCTTCGCCTTCATGGGCGAGCAGGCCACCAACGCCATCGCCGGCCTGCAGACGTTCCTCGACAACTCCGTCGTCCGCACCCAGCAGGGCGCATCGGCCATCGCCGGCACCATCGCCGCGCTCTACGACGAGCTGCAGCGCCAGGGCGCCAGCCCGTCGCAGGCGTTCGCCCAGGTCCAGCCGCTCATCGACCAGTACACCGCGAAGATGAAGCTGGCCGGCGTCGAGACCAGTGCCGCGTTCGCCCAGCTGCAGATCCTGGCCGGCATCGCGGCGAGCGAAGTCGGCGGCCCGGTGCTGGACGCGATGGCCGGCCTGGAGCAGGCCATGACGTCGGTGTTCAACCTCGGGCTGATGAACACCGACACGTTCAAGGGCTTCGCCGCCGAGGTGGCGGCCGGCTACAAGACGCTCGAAGAGAACGGCATGGGCGGCCTCCAGGGGCTGCAGGGGATGCGCGGCGCGCTGCAGAAGCTCTGGGAGCTGAGCCATGACTTCGGGTACGAACTCGATGCCCAGCAGCAGCAGCTGCTCGACTACGCCGAAGCCGGCGGGCTCATCGGCGACAAGTTCCGGCCGGCCACCGACCGGATGATCAGCGCCATCGATGCGCTGGTCGCGCGCCTCGACAAGTTCCTCACCAAGCTGGAGGGGATGCCGGCCCTGGCGGACACCGCCGCCCAGGACCTGGAGAACGCGCTCAACAACGTCCAGCCCGACCCCATCGCGCTGCCGTACTACTGGGACCCGCAGAACAGCCCCGGGCTGCCCGGCGGGCAGGCCACGCAGACCAGCCTGCCGGCGCTCGGCGCGGGCGGCATCGTCACCCGGCCGACGCGCGCGCTGATCGGGGAGCGCGGTCCCGAGGCGGTCATCCCGCTGCCGGCCGACATCGGCGGCGCCGCCGACGTGACCACGAACATCTACCTCGATGGCGCGGTCATCGCGCGGGCGGTCACCAAGCGGCAGCCGGGCGTGCTGCGCGCCTACGGCGTGATGCGGTGATCGGGGCGCTGGCGATGGCTTTCACCCTGACCGTCGGCGGCGTGGACGTGATCGCGGCGAACTACCTGCACCTCGCCAGCGGGTCAGTGTCGCTCGACAGCACGCTCCAGTCGCGCGGCCTGTTCCGCTGCACCCTGAAGGATCGCACCGGCGCGTACCGGCCGGCGCTCAACGCCGAGGTGATCGCGGCGCTGGACGGCGTCCGCGTGTTCGGCGGCAACCTCACCACGGTCGATGAGCAGGACTGGGGCGACTACCGGGGGATCTGGTGCCCGTGCGAGGCCGCCGACTTCGGCGCCACGCTCGACACGATGTTCCTGAACGGCATCCTCTCCGGCACCACGCTTCGGCAGATGGTGCAGCAGGTCGTGGACCTGCGCCTCGCCGGCCTCGGCTACACGGTGCATCCGCTGATGGCCGAAGGCCCGGCCATCGGCCCGGCGGGCTTCGGCTTCATGTACATCCGGGACATCTTCGACAGCCTGGGCACGATGGCCCGCTGGCCGTGGATGGTCACGCACTACAAAGAGATCCTGTTCGCCGAGCCCGGGCTGGCCGGCGGCCCGTTCGCGCTTGCCGCCACCAACGACACGATCAACGCGATCAGCGTGCACCACGGGCTCGATGACTACGCCAACGTGGTGTGGATTCACTACGGCACCGGCGGGGCGCGCGAGGTCACCGATACGTGGCATGGCGACAGCTCGACCAAGCTGTTTCCGGTCACCTTCCCGCAGCCCGAGGGCGTCATCGGCCAGCCGCCGACCGTGCTGATCAACGGCATCACGAAGCCGGTCGCCAACTGGGGCGTCGACACCGGCTACGACTGGTACTGGCGCGCGTCCGACGCCGCGCTGATCCAGGACTTCAGCCTGCCGGCGCTGACGCCGGCCGACACGCTGATCGCCGTCTACGTGGCGAACTTCCCGGGCGCCGTCGTCGCCGTTGATGGTCCCGGCGTGGCCGCCTACGGCGAGCGCGCGATCATCGAAGCGCAGCCGGCCATCTTCGACGTCGCCCAGGCGCGGCAGGTGGCCGCCGGCCGGCTGATCGAGCGGGGCGGTCCGCTGCGCAAGATCGACGCGACGACGCACCGGCCCGGCCTCGCGGTCGGCCAGAACATCCTCGTCCAGGTGCCCGAGCGCAACCTCGATGAGCGCTGCCTGGTGCTCTCGGTGAACATGAGCCTCGACGGCGTCAAGGCCGAGGACAACAGCGAATACTGGAAGTTCGACGTCGGGCTGGTCGAGGGCGCGCAGTACTTCGAGACGTGGCAGAAGTTCTGGCGGGTGAACCAGGACACCGGCTCGTCGCAGTCGGGCAGCGAGACGGTCGGCCCGCCGCCAGCCCCCGGCGGCGGCGGCGGGGGCGGCAGCAGCACCGCGACGCGACCCGGCCCCATCTACTTCGGCGGCGAGCGACAGGTGTTTCTGCAGGCCGAGGCCGTGCCGACGTGGCGGCCGATCCCGGGCTTCGTGGACATCCTGCTCGACCCGGCGTTCGTCGGCACCACGGTCACCGTGCGCTGTCAGAGCTGGGTGCTGGCCGCCGGCCAGTCCATCAACGTGCGCGTCTCCACGCTCAGCGACGTCGTCGTGGGCGTCGGCACGCTGACGTCGGCCACCGGCGCGACGCAGCCCAGCGCGTTCCAAGACTTCGTCTGCACCGTGCAGAGCACGCCGCAGTTCTACCGGATGGAAGCCATCGTGAACGGCACCGGCGGTGAAGGCGCGGTGGCCGGCGCGGTGATCTACCCGCCGGGCATCGCGCGGCTGCGGGCCCCGCTGCGGAGGGCGAGCTGATGGCGGTCACCCTGCGCGGAGATCGGGGCGCGTTCGGCGCGGTGCTGACGCCGGGGCAGGCGAGCCCGCTGCGCCTGGGCACGCTGCCGGCGCGGGCCACGAGCTCCGCGCTGCTCAGCGTCGGCGCGAACGGCGACGTGGCGGCCGGCGCGCTGGTGGCGGCGGACCTGCCGGCCGTGTTCACGCGGCGCGACGTCGCGGAGACCATCGCGGCCTCGTGGACCTGGGCGGCCGGGCAGACCATCACGTTCGCCGCCGGCACGCTGGCCCCCCCGGATGCGGCGACCCGCAGCCTCGGCACGCGGCTCGTGCTGCAGCCCAACCCCGGAGCCACCGAGTGGGCCATCGGCCGCGAGACCAGCGCGCTCTGGACGTCGGTGCCGGTCGGCAACCAGCACCGCTGGTACTACGGCGCGACCGAGCGGCTGCGCCTGGAGACCGATGGCACGCTGCACGTCGTCAACGGGTCGGGCACCGTCGTGCTCAACTCGGTGCCGGCCGGCGACGGCGGGCTGACGGCGATGGGCAGCCTGAACCTGAACGCGCTGGCGGGCGGCCTGACGTTCAGCACGACCAACCGGCAGATCCTGCCGGCCCTGGGCTACCGGGAGAACCTCGGCGCGCTGAACCGGAAGTATCTCAGCCTGCACGCCGCCGAGTTGTGGGTCGAGACGCTGGTCGCGCAGAGCACGATGGCGACCATCGGCGGACGCATCCTCATCGGCCCGACGACGTCCCTGACGCGCGACGTCGCGGCGGGCGACACCACGATCTACGTCAAGCACAAGTTCTTCGGCCTGCACGTGCCGGGCGTCGAGCTGGGCTCGAACCTCGTGCTCGAATCGAACGGCAAGTTCGAGGTCATGGTGGTGCAGGACCAGACCGTTCCGGTCGCCACCGCGCAGGGCGATTACCCGTATGCGGTCGCGCGGGCCTGGGGCGGCACGGCGAACAGCTGGTACGCCGGCGATGCCGTGTTCGACACCGGCCGGGTGGGGCCGCCGACCGGCGCGTTCATGGATCTCTACAGCGTGCGCGGCGTGAACCCCGGTACCACCGCCGGCCCGACCATCGTCGGCAACGTCCGCACCGGCGGCACCGCCGTGGCGTGGCAAGAGCGCTGGGCCATCGGCAACCTGCAGGGCCTCTATGGCAACAGCAGCGCGGTGTTCGGCGCGGCGTTCGGCTACGCGGCCGGCGTCCACCTCCAGGTCGACGCCACCTACGGCATTCGGATGATGAACGGGCCGTCGACCCAGTACGGCCAGTGGGACATGTCGGGGAACGTCACGCTGGGCTACACGACTGCCGGCCAGCTTCTGTTCACGGCGGGCGACGGCAGTCTGCGGATGCGGGTCAACGGGGCGGACAAGATGGCGCTGCTCAACGACGGCGCGTTGTATCTCAGCAGCGCGCTGATCTGCGGCGCGTTCGCCGGCACGACGGCGGTGGTGCGTAGTGCGAACGCCATCGACTGGAACTCCGGCAGCGGCTTCGTGTTCAAGTACGTCCAGGCCACCAACCTGACGACGGCGCTGATCGGCAACAGCGCCGGCCGCCGCGTGACGTGGGACGGCGCGTCCCTGAAGGTCATCAGCGACGGCCTGACCATCGACGAGAACGGCATCGCGCTGCAGCAGCAGGCGAGTGGCGTCTACTCCCCGACCCGGGCGGTGCAGTGGACCGGCGGCGCGTACTTGTGGGACTCGTCGGTGAACAACGCGTTCGAGCTGCAGCGGGCGAGCGGGAACGTCTCGCTGGTGGCGCTCAACGGCGCGTGCATCATCCAAGGCGGCGGCTCAGGCATCGACCGCGCGCAGCTCAATATCGGCTCGAACTACATCCAGCTGCAGGGCGTGGTGGCTGGCGGCGGCCGGCCGCAGTTCCAGCCCGACGCCGACAACCTCTGGGACATCGGCAACGGCTCGCGGCGCTTTCGCACGACCTACACCGTGAGCGTGCAGGCCCTGTCGTTCCTCGGCGTCGGCGGCGGCAACTACCTCAAGACACAGTACGCGGGGTTGGCCGGGGCCACGCCGAACGCGTACTACCTGGAACTGGCCGCCGATTACGCCGCCAAGCCGCTGTCCTCGACCTGGACGGTGCCGCCCTGCAGCCGGGAGGCGAAGGACGAGATCACGCCGGTCGATCCCGACGACGCCCTGGCGCTGGTGCGTCGGGTGCCGCTGGTGCGCTTCCGCTACAACGGGGCGCTCAGCTCGCTGGCGGGCGAGCGGGCCATCGGCGTCGTGGCCGAGGACGTGATGGAGATCATGCCCGACAGCTTCAAGCCCGACCTGACGGGCGCGCGTCTCGGGTGGAACGCCCACGAACTGTTCGTGCTGAACGTCGCCGCCGTGCAGGCGCTGGCGGCTCGTCTCGATGCGCTCGAAAGGACCTCCCGTGACTCCTGATGAAAAGCTCTGCTACTCCGAAGGCGCGCTGTGGCGCAACCGCGTCAAGGCGCAGTGCATCGCCTACGCGGGCGAGGTCGTGCGCACCGACCCCTACAGCCTCATCCCCGAGGACGCGACGCGGTCGCTGACCTACCACCAGAACCGCGTGCGCGTCAGCCAAACCTGCCTCGCGCAGCCGGATATGTTCGCGCAGCAGAACAGCGCCGGCCTCGCGCTGACCGTGGTCGATCCCATCGCCGTCGATGACCTGGGCCTGAAGGGCGCGGTCATCAACCTCTGGGAGATCCTGGCGGGCGGCATCCCGCCGGCCCCGCCGCCGGTCATCGAAGAGGACGTGCCGCTGCGCGAGCGCGAGGTGGGCCGTGCATGACACGGCGCGCCAGCCGGCGCTGACCCCGACCGACCCGGTCTACTACAAGGCGCTGGCCGTGCGGCTGCAGCTGGTCGTCTACGAGCAGACGATCCAGCTCGCAGAGGCGCAGGCCCGACTGGCGCTGGCCGAACGCCAAGCGATGGCCGCCGGCCAGGACGCCATCGAGCGCGAGGCGCGCGACCTCGTGCAGCCGCCCGACGAGTACCGTTTCAACTGGCAGACGCTCGCGTTCGAACCGCCCGCACCCCCGGCCCCGTAGATTCGTCCCTGCTCGGCCGCCCGGGCCGCGCCCAGGGCCTCCGTTCCCCGGAGGCGTTCATGTTGCACCGCGCTGTTGGCGCGTCGATGCTCTCCCCGCTCCGGCCCGGCCACGAGTATCGGCCGGCCCTCGATGAAGCCGTGGCCCTCGGCTGGAACATCGTCCGCACCTTCTGCGGCGCGCTGCCGTGGTGCGGCCAGGAGATCCACCACGTCTACGAGCGCCTGCCCACCTACCTGGGCGAGCTGCAGGCGCGCGGCCTGAACGGCTATCTGGCGTACCACACCGAAGCCGGCACCGGCTACGACCTCGAAGCGCACACCGACGAAGTCGAACGCATCGCCCAGGCGTATCCGGTCGTCGTGCTGCGCGAGGTGGCCAACGAAGCCGACCACGAGACGCAGGGCGGCCGGCTGGACCCGGACCGCTGCGCCGACCTTGCCGACCGGCTGAACGGCCCGACGTCGTTCGGCGCCACGCTGGAGGGCGACGAATCGGACAAGTACACCGGCCGCGACCACACGAGCGTGCACCTGGATCGGGGCCGCGACCCCTGGAACATGGTGAGAAGGGTCCGCGAGATCTACGCCCACACCGAACGGTTCAAGCGGCCCGCGAACAACCAGGAGCCCATCGGCGCGGCCGAACAGGACGAGCCCGGCCGGCGCTGCGCCGACCCCGCCATCTTCCACACGATGGCGCTCTTGAATCGGCTCTTCGATTGCACGGTGGACATCTTCCACAGCAACGACGGGCTCGACGCGCTGCCGCTCGGCCCGCAGCAGCGGAAGTGCGCCGAGGCATTCGTCTCCGGGGCGCGGCTGTGGCCGACCGGCGACGTGCTCGGCTACCGCAACGCCGGCCACGAAGGCTCGCCCGTGCGCGACGCGAACTTCGACAAGGTCGTGCGGGTCTACTCCGGCCTGATGCCCAGCGGCGTTGAGGCCATGACCGTCGCGCTCGGCCTGCAGGGCTCGGTCGACAACGCCGCCATCGAGCTGAACGAAGGCTGGCGCTGGGACACGTTGCTCTCCCAGATGACCGGCTTCGACGGCGCCCTCGTCCAGTGCTGGCGGACGACCTGCGCGCCGGGCACGAGCACCGCCAAGGCCAAGGGGCCGCGCGAGTGGCTGGTGGATCGGTTCGGTCGACAGGTGCTGGGCGAGGCGCCCGGCATCCCGCGCTGAGTCAATTCGTCTCCCGGGAACTCAAGATGCGATTCTCTCCCGACGGTCAATTCGTCTCCTTCACGGCCGGCTATGGCGGCGGCCCGCTGTCGGTCGCCATCGTGGAAGCGGCCACGGGCCGGGTCGTCACGCGCTTGCCCGGCGGCCACGACCCGTGCTGGATCGGGCCGCAGGCGCTGCTCGCGCGGTCGCAAGACGGCGCCGGCAGCTACATGGAGCAGGACGGCTTCGCGTGCGGCTACGTGGGCGCCAACGACGGCGACCTCGATGCGGCCGCCGGCCGGGCCGCCTTCACCCCGGACCGAGGCGTGGGTGTGACGGCCTACGTGAACGGCAAGCCGGAGCGCACCTTTCCGTCCACCTTCGAACCGAAGCTGTCGGCCGGCGGCAGCCTCGTCGTGCGCGACCTCGCGTCGGGCGCGCTGCGCTTCGAACGGCTGGCCGGCTGCACCGACGCGAGCGGCCCGGCGCCGGGACCGGGCACGCGGCCGCGCTGGTCGTCGCAGACGTTGGTCTGGGACACGCTGCCCTACGGCCGGGTGCTCGGGCGCAGCTCCCCGGACCAGCCGACCGTCGACCTGAGCGTCCCGGGGCACGCGTGCACCTTCCCGGTCGCGCTGTGGACGGGCGCGGTCCTGGTCGTCGGGATGGTCCTCGACGACGGCGACCTGACGCTCTGTGAGTGGGGGAGTCTCCTGGCCCGGGCCGGGACCGGCTGGCCGGTGGTCCGCAGCGGCGGATCAGCGTTCGACTGGGATCTGGCGATCCTGGGCGGCGACCCGCACCTCGTGCGCGTGGCCTACATGACGCCGTCGGGCGACCTGGGGCTGGTGTCGGTCGACCTGACCGCGCCCCAAAAAAATCTCACTTCTGATGTGAAGCCGCCGGAGCCGGAGCCCGGCCCTGGCCCTGGCCCAGAGCCGGGACCAGAGCCCCTGCCACCGGAGCCCGGCCCCCTGCCACCTGAGCCCCTGCCACCGGAGCCAGAGATGCCACAGCCGACAGTCGACCAGATTCCCAGGGATCAGACCGTGATGGCGGCCGAGGCCATCGAGACATACCTGATCGGCAACCCCCGGCTCGGCCTGCCCGCTGGCATCTGGCCGACGCCCTGGGACGGCACGTCGATGGCGCAGCGGATCGACGTGGTCAGCGCGTACCTGATCGGGGAGTGGTGCCCGGAGGTCTGCCGGCTCGGCCCGCTGCCCAGCGACGGCCCGGGCTGGGACACCCGCCGGAACCTTGCGCTGGATCACACGTTCCATGTCATCGAGGCGGAACGTGGCGAGAAGCCAGCGCCCCCCGAGCCCGGCGTCGCCGGTCCCATCCGTGGACCGCTGGCCGTCGAGGGCCGGCACTTCGCCGTCCCGTAGCACGCGGCTCGAGCAGCCGCGACGTTGGCGTAGGAGCGGCGCGGCCGCCGGGCCGGGGGTAGGGGCGCGCCCCCGGCCCGAAGCGCGACGTGGGGCAACGTGGCGCCTTGGCGGCCGGCCTGGGGGGCGCCGGCCGGGCGCCCGGGCGCCGGCGCCCCCCACACCGTCCGCTGCGCAGTCGCCCGCTTGGCGTAGGCGCGGCGCGCCCCCCCGGTCATACCGTAGGGGCGCCCCCCCGCGCGAAAGCCCGACGTCGGGCAACGTCGGGCCTCGGTTTCGGCACACGGGCGCGCCGGCCGGGCGCCAGGGCGCCGGCCGGCCGTCGTCATACTGCCACCCCAGGATCAGCCCGCTCGACCACCAGCTCCAGGGCATCGCTGACCGACATGCCCTGGTGCGCGGCGATGCCCCGCAGCTTCTCCATCGTCTGTGGCCGCACCCGGGTGATCAGGCTCGTGGTCTTGCCCCGATACACCGACGGCCGGCCCGAGCCCGGCCTGGGACCGCCGCGTGGCAGGTGGGTGCCGGGCGCTTTCCGTTTCGTCATCGCGTGTCTCCCTGGGGATTGTAGGGCAAAGCAGGGCTGGCCGTCATCAGGGCGAGCGCCTTGGTCGCGGCCTCGATCAGCCGTTCCACATCGGCGCGGCTCAGTAGGTGCGCCGGCTGGTCCTCATCCGAGTGCGCGTCAGTGATCCACAGCAGCGCGAAGTCGTGCGGCCGCGCCTTCGTCGGCGTGACCGTGATCGTCATCCCGGCCGGGCGCAACTGGATCTCCTTGGGGGTGTCGGCCATCACATCGCCTCCTGGTCCCGGAGCGCCGTCTGCGCGGCGTCGAGCTGCTGCCGCGCGTGCTGCGCCAGCCGCGCAATCTCCCAGCGCCGCGACGCCGTCCAGTGTGGGTTCTCGGCCAGGGCGCCGATGGTCTTGAGGGCTGCGGCGGTCGCGCGCAGCCGCTCGTCGATGGTCATCGTGTCCGGCATGGTGGTGCCTCCTTCACGGTCCGCCAGAGCACTTCCTGCAGCTGTCGCTGGACCTGCTCGACCATCGTCTCGACCAGATACCAGTCCTCGGTCTGCGCGGCGGCCAGCGCCGCCTGCAGCGCCGTGACCGCCTTGCGTCCACAGGCGCGGCGGTGGCGTGCGTTCGCCTCGGCTTCCGACATCACTGGGTTAGCCATAGATCACATCCCCGAAGAGGGCGGCCTGGAGCAGGTTGTCGGCGTCGCCCGCGTCGTAGTCCGGGACATCGTCCCGGTCCTTGGCGAACACCAGCTGCGGCGCCAGCTTGCGCATCGTGCTGTTCGGCCCGAGCGGCTTGCCGCCGAACGTCACCGTGCCGGCGATGATCGCGCGCAGCGCCCGCTGCAGCGCGGCGGCATCGAGCGTGACCACGGTGCTGTTCGTCCGCGCGCCATTGGTGAAGCCCTTGCGCACCGAGGCGCCGCTGCATTCCTCAACCGCGGCCACGTTGAACACGATGCGCTCGACGGTCGCCTCCTGGCCTCGGTCGATGCGCTCGACCTGCAGCTCGCCCTTCTCACTGGGCTCGTTCGCCCAGTAGTTGATGCCGCCCTCGACCGCGCAGGTGAGGACATCGCGGAGGATCTGTTCGCGGTCGGCGTTCATCGGCCGGCCTCCTGCTCGGCGGCGCGGTGTTCGGCCCAGGCCGCCAGGATCAGCTCGCGCAGCGCGTCGTGCGCCTTGGTGTCGGTGACCGGCCGCAGCAGCGCAAAGCTCCGGGCTTCGCCGTTCACGCTGTAGGTGCGGGCCGGGTAGGTGATGCTGTAGCCGGCCGGCGCGGTGCGGCGGGTCCAGATGCTGAAGCCGACCAGCTTCAAGCCGTCCAGCGGGCCGGCGCCGAAGTGCAGTTCGGCGTCAGCCACCTTGTCGTTCGTGGGGGGGTCGACGGGGAGGATCTTCACGGTCATCATCGAGGCGTTCTCCTGGCGCCCGGCATGGGCGCTGTCACGACCGCAAGGCGCCTGCGCGCCTTGTGGTCACCCGGGTGATCAGGCCGCCCTCTCCCAGGGCAGCGGTGGGGGCTGCGGCAGCGGGGGCGGCAGCGGTGGCAGGGGCGGCGGTTCGGCCAAGGCCGGCCCGGGGGCGCCCCCGGCCGCCGTCCAAGGGGCAGCCAGGGGCGCCGGGGGCGCCGGGGGCGCGCCGGCCGGGGGCGCCGGGGGTACCGGCCCGGCCGGGGGCGCTGGTTCGTCCTGGGGCAACGTCGCGGCTGCGGCCTCGGGCCGGGCGTGGAGCGCCCAGCGGGCTTCCGCGTGTTCCTGCCGGCGCCGGTCGTAGTCCTTCAACCACGCCTTGAACTCGGCACTCGTCATCAGCGGGTCACCCGCGACGTGATGCGCACGCCGTGGCCGAAGCGCGCTTCGACGGCCGCGCCGAGGGCGACCAGCTGCTGGTAGAGGAAGATGCTCGCGGCCGCTTCGCTCATCGAGCGCGTCGTGCCCGACCAGCTGACCGTGGCGACCACCGAGCAGGGCACCGCGACCTCGTGCTTGTCGGTGGGCTCGATCAGGATGCTGTCGGGGTTCACGACCGCGTCGTCGAGCCGCTGCGTGATCTGCACGAACAGCGTGGCGCCGACGGCGAAGCCGTGATCGACGCCGACCTGGACGCCGTGCAGCGTCGGGGTGATGGCCCGGCTCTGCATCCCCGCCGGCGCGGCCTGCTCCAGGAAGGTGCGGATGTGGTCGAGGGCGGTCTCGGGCGTGATCGCCGTGTCCGTGAGCTGGCGCCACGCGCGGCGGTGTTCGACCTGGACGGCGTTGGCGGCAGCGAGGGCGCGGGTATTCGTGTTCTTCATCGGTCAGCTCCACATCTTCCGAGCCGCCTGCGGCAGCTCCTGGTCGTCGTCGTCGTCGTCATCGCCGCCCAGGTCGATCTGGGCATCGGCCAGCGCGTCGGCCTCCGTGTCGTAGGGGCCGAAGGGCTCGGAATCGGGCAGGCAGCCGGGCGTGCACGACCACCAGTACCAGCCGGGCTCCAGGCGCTCGCCATCGGCGCCCTCCCAGGGCGTGCCCGTGGCGGTGATCTCGAACGTCTCGATGTCGGGCAGGGTGTACGGGCTGGGCTCGCGCGCGGGGTCGCTGTAGTGCTGGGCCATCGGATTCGTCTCCTGGTCGGGCGCCCGGAATGGGCGCCGCTGTCACGACCGCAAGGCGCCGAAGCGCCTTGTGTCACCCAGGGGAATGTCTAGCAAATTAGGGCTGCGGCAGCGCCGCCTTGTCACGCGCGGCCGCCCAGGCGACCGTGGCCTGCGCGCTGGCCTCGGCGGCCGGCCGATCCGTCTCGAACACGGTCCAGGTCGGCATGAACACGCCGTCCTGGTGAAAGCGGGCCGCCCACTCGCGCTCGTGCGGGGTCTTGCGGATCGTGTAGGTGACGGTGCTCACGAGTTCTGTCCCTTCGCCTCGATGCTGGCCCAGCCGTTGCCGTTGTCGATCAGGTCGAACACGCCGAGGTCGAGCAGCCGCCGGGCTTCGGCCTTCGAGATGGCCACGTAGAACACGTCCTCCTTGGCGAACACCGGCACCTGGATGGTGCGGATGCGATGCGGGATCGGGATGCGGGGAAGGGCTGGGCTCGTCAATTCGTCTCTCCTGGCTGCTGGCCGCCGCGCGACAGGCGCGAACGATGCCAATAGGTAAGTATACCATTCCAAAGGCGCATCAGCCAAGCCGGAACCGGCGCGGCCGGCGCATCGCCGTCCAGGCCGAGGACCGTGAACTCGTGCTCCAGCAGCTCCCAATCCGTCTCGCCATCGGCCGGGTCGGGATGCTCGACGCGCACCGTGTAGACCAGCAGGTCGGCGTCGCCGGGGTCCGTGGTCACCTGGAGGATGGTCCCGATGCTGCCGGCGAGGCCGGCCGGCGGGTGTGGGCAGCGGCCCCAGAAGCCGTGCTCGTCAATTCGTGTCACGCGGATGTGGATGGGCATCAATTCGTCTCCTGCAATTCGTGTCGGTGGCAATTCGTCTCGGGCAAGTCGTCTCCCTGGCAATTCGTCTCCCTGGCGGCCAAGGGCGCCGGGCGTCACGCCTGCGGCGGGGGCGCGTACTCGCCCAGGCGCAGCGCCCGGTCGCGCAGCTCGCGCAGCTGGCGGTTGATGTCCGCCTGCCACTCGATGTCGCCCCAGGTCGCTTCGCAGGGAATGTCGTTCTCGCAGTAGGTGGTGAGCTGGGCGAGATAGCCGAGCGCCTCCTCGCGCAGGTGGATGATCCGGGCTTCGCGGCGCGCGGCCTGGATGCCGTCGGCGGCAGGGTTCAGGACCACAGCGCGCCCTCCGGCATCGAGCCGATCAGGCGCTCGTTGGCGTTCTCGAAGCGCACCGCCAGCTCGATGCGGCCGGCGAGGCGGTACGCCCGGGCCAGGGCGATGTTGCGGGTGATCCGCGCCATTTGCTCCAGGGCGATGGCGATGGGCTCGAAGTCGGCGTGGTCGAGGTCGTCGTTCTCGACGATGGTGCCGATGGCCTGCATCGCCTCGGCGATGCGCGGGTCGATAGGGGTGAGCGGCTTGGGCATGAGTGCGGGGTCCTTCGATGCGGGGTGGACGGTGGGCAGCAGGGCGGCGCGCCCGGCTGCTGAGGGATAGTATGGCAAACCGATAGCGGGACTGGCAACCCCGGCCCGGCCGGCGGCCGGCCAGGGGAACCCGGGCGTCACGCGCCCGCGCGTGGGGCGGCCAGCGATGGCGCCGGGGGCGCGGCGCGAGTGCGGCGACCGGGCGAGCGCAGCGGCGGCCTGGGCGCGGCCGGCCGGGCGCCCTGGCGCCGGAAACGCAGGAAAAATCTCGCTTTGCAGAAAAATGTCACTTTTCGGTGCCCTGGTGCTGCTGCTGCTGCCCCGGCGCTGGCAGGGGTCCTGCCAGCACGGCCGTGGCAGGGCAGAGGTGTGTCCACTGGCAGAGGTGTGTCCTCTGGTTGTGTGTCCACTGGTCACAGGACGCCCACTGGCAGAGGTGTGTCCTCTGGTGGCGTGTCCTCTGCGACAGGACGCCCACTGCGAGTGCTCACACCTCTGCTGGTGTGCCCACTCGCACTGGACGACCACTCCGGCCGGGCCGGCGCCCTGGTGGACGACCACTTCTGCAAGCAGCGATAGCCGCGCCCCCCCGATTCGCAGGGGGGGCACGGCCGGCCGGGGGCGCGCCGGATGGCCGCCGGGGGGCGCCCGGCGGCCTTCAGCGGCTAGTCGATGGGAACCGTCGGG